GGTGCTGTTGCTGTATGGGTCAACAACGATGTCCAATCCACCGAACATGCCGATGAGTAGGTCACTGAAGTTACCGAAGTACAGGTTTCCAGCAGTAGCTTGGTTGGACACGATGCCTTGATAACCGTTGATGGTGCCGCCCGGCTCAACTACGAATTGAGCAGTGTTGGTGGCCTTCTCGGTGGTCTTCAACGCGCCATACATGCTTGCAGGCAAGATGTAGGACAAGTTGCCCATCAGAGCATTGTCTTCTGCTACAGCAGTTTCCAGAGTAACTACTTCAGCAAACGTTGGGTTTGCAGCAGCGAAGTTGGTCACTTGGTTAACACCAGTGGTATTCAAGATACCTTCTGGGTTGCCAGCAGAGCCAGAACCTTCCAAGCCGGCCTTGTCAATCGCGGTAGCGATAGATTGAGCCAGATCGTCACGGATCAGAGCTTCAACGTCCAAAGAGCTTTGGATGAGCAACTGACGAGTTACGTCGGTGAATGCACCCAGAGTCTTAGGAGCCATGCTTACGTTACCGATGGTCATTTCAGACTCAGCAGCAGCCGTACCTTCACCGTTAACAAAAGCAGCGGTAGAAGCAGCGGTCTTCTTGGGGATCTTAACGTCGCCAGACAGACCACCCAGCATACGAGCACCAGCTTGCATTACGCTTGAAGCGTTACGCAGAGCGTCGATGAACTCTTCGCCTTTGAAGTCTTCAGCAATCAAGTCGCCATCGGAGCCAGCAGACATGTCACGCTTCCAGTTCCGCAGAACTTCAGCAGGCAACATGATGCCTTGAGCGGTCACACCGTACTGCTGCGCAGCAGATCGTGATGCCTCAAACTCAAAAGCAGCAGCTTCTTGAGCGCGTCGGTCAGTTGGGTTAGCCAAAGCATGAATGGCACGCATCAAGCTGAACTTCTGAATCTCTTTTGGAGTCAGGCCAACTTCTTGGTCTTCCAGAGCGCGGGTGCTGCCGATTTCTTCTAGCAACTGGCCTCGGAACTCTTCGATGCTGACGCCATCAGCGATAGCGCGTTGAGCCATTTCTGACTTGTTGTGGCGGGAGCCAAGCTCAACGATTTGAGCGGCATTCTTTTGAGCGGCTTGACGGGCTTGTGCCTCAACCGCTTGTACATCAACTTCTGACATAGTTTTCTCCATATTGTCAGTTACGATCACTGGTTGTTGCGAAGGCTCGCTAGACCGCCCCACGCCAACTGTCACATCAGCGGGGATTGATACTAAACTTGCTTCGTGGATACGGAACTTCTTGACCACATATGTGTCCTTGTCCTTCCGCTCCATTTTTTGCACCGAATAACCAATGCTGACATTAGCTTTGATACCATCGGTAACATCATCGAAAGCCTCTCTAGCAAGTGCGCCTTTTCCAAAACGCACAGTCGCCCGGAGTCGCCGGGCCGAGCCATCAAGACTTACAGATTCAATAACGCCCACCTGCTTCTCAGGATCGTGATCTAACAACAGTGGGGCGCGTCCAGACTTCAGGAATGACAAGTCAATCGCTTCGTCTGAATGTTCTAATACTTCCATGCCGAATGAGCGCATAACCGGCTCTTCGCTTGAGATAGCCATGCGAACAGTTCGCTTGTCGTCGTCTATGGGCGACATCTCCATCGCCATTGCACGAGTCATATTTGACTCAGCAGCGCGGTCTTCATCGCTATAAGCGTTCTCTTCGACTACTTCTTCAACTTCCTCAACCTCTTCAACGACCTCCTCAGTCGCCTCATCAAGCTCTTCCATCTCATCTTTGGAGAACTCAACGATGTAGGAATCATCGGTTTCTTCGACGTTCTTAATATGCCTTTCTGAATCCATAGTAATTTCTTCAGTTTCATCTGTAAGATGTTGATTTTCCAAGATTTTGTCCATCGTGTCACTCCATTTCTTGTCACTTTCTGAATCAAAACCTCTATCATCAGAACTTAGTGGATGGCCTTTAGGTAGTAGGTCAGTGTCATGCTTCCCGCCACGGAACTTACCGTTACGCAAAACGTATAAAAATGAATTGACGCGAGCATAAGCCCACTGCTCAGGACTCTTTACCGTCGGTCGAACAGACCCCGGATTAGTCTTATAAGCTCCCACACCACGTCTAAAAACCGCTGATAAAGTTCGTAGATTAGTTCGCTTAGTTTCGACATCCCCAACCTCCTCGTTGTGATCCTCGACCTTCTTCTGCAAGCCTTTCTTCACTGAACCAGAAATGGCTGCTCTATCTTCAGCCTCATCAGCCGCTTCAACCTGCCTCCTGACTCGTCTAGCTACTGCAAATCCGGCACTCCCACCCCATAGCGCCCAAGCGATTCGCCCTGCTGATGGATAACCCTCCTCTCCCGGACGGAACCCTTCAGCCTTCTTATCGACTTCGTGTCGAGAGAAGAACGAATACATGCGCTTCATCGTGTCGATAGATAGCTCTTTGCGGTTAGATATATCCCGCGCCCTAGCAACACCAACCTCTGTCCCGCCCCTGCCGAATTCTTTGCGCCACTCAAGCCCACGCTTGGCTTCTCGAACCATCGCCTCAGTTGGCTTAGTGTTTATATCTCTGCCCTTATAAGTCGCCATCAGAGTCTCCAGAGATGTCAGCTTCTACCGGCAGGATTTGACCTGCATACGGCTCTAGCGCGTATTGAACGCCAAACTGCTCCATCAGCGCCTTATCACGCTGAATCTGAGCAAGCAGTTCTTCAGTGTCCTTGCCATAGTTGCTGGCAACATCTTGCAGGCTCAGGATGCCGTTCTTTAGACCAAGAACAGCCGCAGTCATCTCTTTCTGTGGGTCTACCCAACTCCAAGCTCTACCACGGAACTCGCTCTTACTAGCGAACCTGTCGTATTCCCGCAGAGGGACGATAATCGCACCCATTTCCATACTTGAAGCAAGCCAAGCCTCATAAACGCGACGAATAAAGCTGTCGATCATGAAGGTTTGAAGGTTTTTGTATGCGTCACGCTCTTCTAACGCGCCTTGCCGGATGCTTGAGTAGCTGGTTGCCTCTAAATCATTCGATAGGGACGTGTAAGAGGCTCCCTCAAGGCCGCTTGCGATACCCTTTAGGATTGCCTTATGGAAGCTATCAAACTCGCTAGAGGGGTACTGAGGGTCAAATGCGGTGAAGTCCACGCCATTTGGTAGCTGGTGGAATGTGCCCGGCTCCGCATCCATGATTGGAACATTGCCATCGAGGTCATCAGCAACAAACCCATCACCAGCGGGAGAGGTGAAGAAGCCCATCTTAGAGGCTCCAACACGAGCATTCACGACAGCAGCTTCCCGCAACGCGCCTAATTGCTTCAATCCAGCCATTGAAGGGGCCATCCAAGGCTCCCCTCTCGTCTGTCCTGCTCGTAACTGCTTGAAAATATGCAACATTTTCTCAGCAGGGATACGAATGTGCTTTGGACTCTTCGACATCGAGGTGAAGTCATAGTCACCCGGATGGTAGGAGAGCATATGGTAAGCGACTGGACGCTTAAACTTGTCAATCTCAACACCCATACGGACTTCATTGCCGTTCTTTAGGTATTCAGAGAACTCTACGTCGATTCGATCAGGCTCAATCAACTGAAGGCTGAATGAGTCCTTAAACTCTGCGCTGCGATGCAAGATGACAAACGCTTCGCCGTCACGAGCGATTGATTCAATGACCATCTTTTGCACATCAACCCAAGATAGCTTGCCGTCTACAGTGCAATTGCCGTATTTGCCCCAATTCCTCCATTGGTCTTCAACAGCTTGGTTGCCAGACTCGTCCAGCTTCCCGCCAGACGCTAAGGCTTTGACTTGAAGGGTGAACCCACGATCCCCGACCACATTGTTCTTCAAGAGGGTGAGGTATCGCTTCGCATATTCGTTATTTCTGGCTAAATCACGAGAGCGAGAGCGCAAACGAGTTAAAGCAGGCTTTAGTTCACTGTCAGCACTCCGCTCGGAGGATCTGAAGTCATCAAACAGCCTCGATGTGCTTGCTCCAGCGTAAGAACGCTTAAAAGGCACCACTTTCTTGGGTTTGGCTCTAAATCTGTCAAAAATCCCCATCAGAACCTCACCTTGATAGTCTGTGAGCCGGTCTTACCGTGTTTGGCAAGCTCTTTTGCCTCGTGCTGCACGATCTCACCGCGATAAAAGTCTCTAGCATCAATCAATTCTTGGAATGACATCTTGGTCAGGGAGCGGCCAGCGATAGAGTAGGAAGAAACGTCTGAATCAGCCTTGCCTGAGAGCAAGGACTCGATCTTGCCAACCATGATTTCCGCAAATATGCGCGGATCAGCTTGGTTGTCATCCAGATCGACAATGATATTGAAGTCGCCATCATCAATGACTACCCGATTGCCGCTAGACGTTTGTGTGATTTCTAGCTGCCAGTGATACTTGCCAGCCGTATACAAAGCGCTTTCAGCAGATGTGATGGTGAATAAATACCCATCACTTACTTCTGTAGCGTCAACTGTGAATTCTG